TTGTGGCCGTGAGCCCTGAAGCCGTATTCGTGTAGGCGACGGTTCCAGTGATGGTACCGGATGCCGTGATGCTCGTAAACGCGCCAGTCGATGCCGTCGTTGCGCCAATCGTCGTACCGTTGATCGAGCCGCCCGTGATCGTGGCGCTCGAAGACGTTACCGCTCCGCTCAGAGCTGCGCTGATCGTTCCTGCGCTGAAGTTGCCGCTGGCGTCTCTGGCCACCACCTTCGACGCCGTGTTTGCGTCCGTCGCATCGACTGCGAAGGTGCGGGCTGTCGAGCCGTCGAAGGTTCCGGTCGCCGTCAGGAACGTCCCAGCCGTTAGTGCGTTTGCTACCTTGTCCGCTGTCGTTGCCGTCGTCGCATTGCCGGATAACGTCGCCGTAATTGTTCCCGCGCTAAAGTCGCCGGATCCGTCTCTGGCTACGATGGCGCTGTTCGTGTTGCTTGCGGTCGCTGTCGTGGCAGAGTTGCTGACCTTACCTGCGGTAGAGATCGTGTCGAGTTTGGTGTCTACAATAGCCGCTGATGCGTTAATGTCTGCATCAACAATGCTGTTGGACAAGGCCAGTTTGGAATAAGCGATAGCAGCCGTAGCACTAACATCTGCATCTACAATCGAGCCAGCCAGCGACAGCTTGCTGTACGCAATGGCCGCAGAAGCGTTAATGTCTGCATTCACAATACTGTCAGACAGCGCCAGCTTCGAGTAGGCAATCGCCGCCGTAGGCGACACCTTCGCGTCCGTAATTGCATCATTCGCGATTGTCGCCGCAATGCTTGCACCAGCGGTGAGGTCGCTCGACACTGAGCCAGTAACGTCACCCGTAAGGTCGAAGTTACGGTTGCTGCTTAGCTTTGTAGCCGTATCTGCGTTACCGGTGACGTTGCCCACAACATCAACCGTGATGCTAGAGGGAAGCCCAACCGTCAGCGTTTGACCGCTTGCCGAGGTTGTAATTTCGTTAGCCGTACCCGCGATTGTAAGCGACTGCGAGTCAAGGTCTACAGCTCCAGTTCCAGAGTCGCCTGCAAAATCAAGATCCTGCGCGGTGACTTGAGCGTCTACATATGCTTTAATGCTCTGTTGGGTCGCGAGCGCAGTATCGCTATCCGAGGTCATGTTGTCCTCGTCTAGGATATTTGTAACCGTTGTCGTTCCCGTACCTTTAAGCGAATCAAACTCAACCAATCCAGAAGCGTCAAGCGAACCTGCCGTGATAGCTCCGGCGCTAAAGTTTCCAGAGCCGTCTCTCAAGACAACCGTGTCTGCGGTGTTGTCGCTTCGCTCAACAATGCGAGGAGCGGAGAACTCAACGTAGAGAACGCCGTTGGTCGAGTCGTTGCGGAGAAGAAAAGCTACGACCTGGTACTCGCCGGATACAGGCTTGGTTACCGTAAAGTTCGTAGTGTCAGACGGGAAAAGGATCGCTGGCTCAGAAGCTGTTCCGTAGCCTGTTGTGTCGATGCCAGTAATGAGGCCAGTGTTAATAACGTAGCCGCGAGTTCCAACCCCAATCGTTTCGTTGGCTACACCGAAGGCAGGATCGGTTCCGTCAAACTTAGCTACTGTCGCAGTGTTAAGACCCACATCAAAACCAGTAAGGCTTACAACGTCGCCCTTAACGAGGTTCTCGTCTGCAAGTATTTCAACCTCGATGTGGTCGTTGCCGACCTCGTGCCAGCGGGTGCCGTCGTCAAACCACAGCTTGTACACGCCTGCGTCAGCGGTTACCCACTTCCGGCCACTGGTTCCTGCGGCAGGACGCAGAGCAAGCGTAGACGATTGGAGGTGAATGCCAGGGTCAGCATCGTGCAGGTTGTAGGCAGCACGAAGCGTATTGTCGTTTCCACGCACCTGGTTAGCATCAATCGGCGCAGTGCCGTTGACTGGGCTGGTAAAAGCCGCGACTCCATTTTGACCGACGGTGTTGGCCATTCTTATCTCCTGCCCAGAGCAAACGTCTCAATTTGAAAACGACTGATAACGGGCAACGCCGCGCCTGAGTCGATCACGCTAACATCAATATAATATCCGTTTCCGCCCATGGGTATGCGGTAGTTCTGACTCCCTGTACCGCCCCACACACCCGTACCCCATTCAGTGCCTATACCTCCCCATATCGCGCCAACCGATACCGGAAGTTCGTAACTGCCAATAGATTCTCCCGTAGCCCACTGAACCTTACACTCGTCGGAACCCTTCAACTGCGCCGTGAGATAGCCCCAACGAAGAGCTTTTGCAGAAGCTTCGTCGCCACAGTAAAAGCGATGGAAACGAACGTCCATGGGGTAACGATCTCCTCCTGTGCCATCTGGCTCTACGTTATCAACAGCATAACCCGGTGCATCTGAAAGGCTAACGTATCCATCAACATCTCCTCTTAACACAACAGGCAAACCATCCACGTTAAGAACCTCAAACAAACACGTTGTGGAAGGAGCTACCCAGCCCGTATCCCAAGGACCGCTCCATGCTTTTAGGGTTGTGTTGTAAACATACACACCAGTACCAGGCAGAAAAACTAACAACTCTCTAGTGCCACGATTAAGTACGGCCCTAATTTCGCTAAACTCAGTAGCAGATAGCTGACGAATAATAGAAAGCAGCGGGTCAGGAGTTTCTGGAGAAGACACCGGAGCCACTTCTTGCTCGTTGCAAACGTAAAGCCCACGCTCAGAAACGAAGTACGCGAGGTTGTCGATAGCAACAATGCTATTCGGGGCAATTAAACCAATGTCAGAGGTGACCCCTGCTGGCGCGACCTCAATATCGTCTTGTCCAAACCCCGTTAATCTTGAAATGCCTCGACGGTGAAAAACAAGCAAAGAAGTGTTAATGCTTGCAAGAGCTACCGTGCCCTCGTCGCCAAAAGTACGAACGATAATTTCGCCACCGCCTGCTCCGGCATTGCCAAGAGTATCACCGTCGTTTAGGTCACTGTAGAAAATGCTTTGTGGTGCAGCCGCAACACCACATGACCAAAGTCTTTGGTTGTGAACAGCAATAACGCTAGAACTTACGGTGCCGGCGATGTCTGTGGTAAGAGAAGATCCATTCCACTTGTTCAAGGGCCCACCGTCGGCAATGTAAACCACATCGTTTGCGCCGTCTCTAAAGCGAGCAAAAGTTGGCGGCACCGTTGTGGACAGGGTTCCTGTCTGAGCTGTCCATGTCCAAGGGAATGCTGTAAACGTAGCGGTAAAAAGCGCACCGTTAGCAACGGCCAGTATCTCAGGAGTTCCTGCGTCTTTGCGCCAATTAAAACCGTTAAGGACAGGGTTTCCGGCGCTAAGTTCAGCGGCTGTTCTACGAAGACCACCACGCTTAGTTATTGCACCAAACTCCGTAAGGCGAGCGTTCGTAGACCTTCTTAGCTGGTTTTGAGCTAAATAGGAATCGTCTGATGTTTCGTTCAAACCACCAGTCATGTCTGGCTGGATGTCGAGCAGTCTCTCTCTCGACATCAGCCGCCACCCCACTCGAACTTGGTATCAGGGTAAAGCATCTCAGTCGGCCTTGTCGTCGTGCGACGGATGTCGTCGAGTAGGATTGCGCGTTCCTGCTGGGCGAGAGCCTTCAAGTCAGCAGCCTGACGAGACTCAGCCCCACCCTTCATAAGCAGGTTGGCCGCAGCCTCGTAAACAACAACAAGGTGCGCTCTAGGCGGGAAGTCTACCAGCGAATCAGGGCCAAGCAGGTCTCGGATAGCCGTCGGCTTATAGTTAACAAAAGCGATCAGCGGGGTTCCAGAAGCTACCGGCAAAGTCTGAAAAGCCTGGCCAGCCTGGTAAAACATCTTGGGCCAGGTGGGCAGGTAATTCGAGGTTGTCCCAAGCGGGACCTCGTTAAAGCGAGTCTGCACATAAAGCCGGTTGCCGTCGCTAAGCGAAAGCAGCCGGTAAAATGTTTCTTCGTTGTCGCCGCCACCGCCGCTTAGCGCAGTAAACGGAATCCTACCGTTAACGTCTGTGTTGACGTTGCGCTGAGCAAAGGTGT